CGTGCGATTTCCGTTGAAACAATTGGTTACTTAAAAAGATTTTGTCAAAAGGATTTAGCTGGATTCTGGACGCAACTTGCACTTCGTCCGGGTGCAATGGCTGAAGACAAAACGTTACCATTCGAGCAAATTTTAATCAACTACTTATTAGAATTACACGCGTTCGAATTAGAAAAATTAATCTGGCAAGGTAACAAAGCGACTGGTTCAGGGAACTTAGCGTTCATGAATGGATTCAATCAATTCTTGACTGTTGCGAATGGTTGTGTTGACTTGAACACTTCAGGTCAAACGTCAATCGACGCGACAAACGCTTATGACATTTTCTACGAAGCGTTCACGAACACACCTTCAAACATCGCTGAAGGACAAGATTTCATTTGCTTCACTGGTCGTGAGAATTTCAACTATTTATTGAAGAACTTGGTTGACCTTAATCTTTACAACTATAATCCGGGACAATTCGCAACAATGAATGAATTGCTTTTACCGGGAACAAACATGCGAGTTGTTAAAGTTAACGGATTGAACGGAACGACAAAGATTTACACTGGTCGCGCTTCTCATTTCTTCTTTGGAACTGACCTTTCAAGTGACTTCGAATCTTATGACTTATGGTATAGCTTCGATGACGATGTGATTTATTTACGTTCAAAATTCCGTGCAGGTGTTCAAGTACCTTTCTTGAACCAAGTCGGAACATACGAAGGAATCTAATCAAACAAAATTAACGGCGCGTTTCGGCGCGCCATTTGTTAAACTTAAAAAAATAAAAAACGATGTCTTGTTTAATGACTACCGGGTACAATGATAGAACATGTACCAACGGAAAAGGCGGAATCAAATCGGTGTTGTTGTTTCCTTTGGGTGCAACTTCAGGTGCGGTTGTTTCTGGTTCAAACGAATTGACTTCATTGACGGTAACTGGTGAAACATTCCTTTACAAATTGAAGTCAAATTTATCAAGCTACACTGCACCAGTTCGTGTTGACAAAAACAACGGGACGTTGTGGTACGAACACGAATTGTCAATGATCCTTGCAAGCGATTCAAAAGAATTGCGTCAAGAAATTCACTTACTTGCACAAAACGAATGTGTTTGTTTGGTTGAAAACGCTGACGGAACAATCGTTGCGCTTGGTCTTGGTGAAGGTCTTCAGGTTGCCGACGCAAACGAATACACTTCAGGCGTATTGAAAAGCGACCGAAAAGGTCACGTGATTGTAATGCGTGGAATGGAAAACGACGAAGTTCCAGATGTAAACGCAACGCTTTACACTAACTTGTTAGCACAACAATCACCAGTTATTTAATTATAACCTACAACAATTTTAAGGGGATGGGCTTTGTCCCGTCCCTTTTTTTTGTTTAATTTAGTCGTATGGAAATTAAAAAAGAATTTATCGGTTGCAAATGTTGGTCGCCAACAATGGAACGATACGTCAAAATTGAAGCTGACAAAGGTGAACTTTATTTGTCGCTTGGAATTTTGGACATTTACGAATTTGAAAAACCGAACCTTGTAAAAAAAGACAATGTTAAAAATACAAAAAAACGGAACAACACCGCTGGTGGTAACGGTGACGGAAATGACAACGATTCCGAATCCGAATTACTTGTTTGAATTCATTCATGAACAATCGTTCAACACGCAAACATGTGTATTGAACAACATTTCACAAGGGATTCCAAGATACGATGAATTCGTTTTGATTGACAACGTTGATGTTAATTTCATTTACGACGGTTATTACATTTACAACATTTACCAACAATCTTCACCAGCGAATCTTGATCCAGCGCAATCACAAGGACTTGTCGAAACGGGACGCGCTCATGTGATTGAAGCGGATTCACCAAGTTACGAATACGATTCACCGATTTATTTCAACATATATGAATAATAAAATCACGTCTTTGTCATTTCGCAAGGACTTTCAAAAACCTGAAGAAGAAAAAGACCGTTCACTTGGATTCACGAAGTGGGGAAAAAAGAACGATTATCCGTTTTTCTTGGTTGAACTTTACAACGGTTCAGCTTATCACCAAGGAATAATAAAGAACAAAACACACTACATTGCCGGGGGTGGTCTTCAAATCATTTCAGGAATGGTTCAACCATTCATTGACAACAAATGGTCCGACTTCGACATGAATGAAATTGCTGAACGAATGGCGTTCGACCAAGAATTGTTCGGTGGAATGGCGGTGAAAGGAACATGGAACAAGGAACAAACAAAGGTTGTCATGTGGGAACACATTCCGATTGACATGATTCGCGCGTCGGTTGATGAAAGAACCTACTATATTTCGGATGACTGGACGGCGTTGAATCAATCACCAGAAAAAACGAACCTTCGAATTTTACCAGCTTACGACAAGGACAACCGAACTGGTTCGTTCATTCTTTACTACAAAGAACCGCACCTGAAAGGTCGCAAAGAATTAGGTGTTTATCCGAAGCCGTCGTATTATGGTGGAATCACTGCAATTCAAACGGACGTGGACATTTCAAAATTTCACATGTACGAACTTCAAAATGGCTTCAAATCTGGAACATTGATAAACTTTCCTTCAGGTTATCCAGAAACAACCGAAGAATTGAATCGACTGAAGGAAAATGTCAAAGGTCGTTCACAATCGGTCGAAGACGCTGGTGAAATCATTTTGACATTCAGCAATGGCAAAGACGAATCACCTGAAGTATTGTCGTTGAATGGGAACAATTTGGATCAAAGATATTTGGCGACTGAAAAAAGCGTTCAACAAAACATTCTTGTGGCGCACGCGATTACTTCACCGCAATTGTTCGGTGTTCGTCAAGAAGGTTCATTCAATTCAGCTGAATCAATGGACTTGTTCAATATCTTCAAAGCGACTTATGTGAACACAAAGCAAAAGCGAATTGAATGGATGTTGAACTTAATGCTGAAGCTTGGAGGGTATATTGGTGAAATTAAACTTGTCGATGTTGAACCATTTCCAAAACCACAACCGACACCAGCACCAGCACCGACACCGATTGTTCAATCGTGTCACAACAACAATTTCAGCGACGACGAAATAAAGGTGTTCGAACAATTCGGTGAATCAAATGACAAGTTCATCGTGTTACATTCCGAACCGATTGCGTGGGACACACCAAGCGAACAAGTGTTTTCACGAAGTCAACAATTATTCGACAAGGTTGGTGAAATTTCAGCGACGTTGACTGGTGCTGACAAAGACGTTTTGAAATTACTTTCCGACGGTGAATCAAGCGAAGCAATCGCGAAAGCTTTGAACACATCAATTGAAGACGTTGCGAAAAGAATTGCGACGCTTCGTGAACTTGAAATTCTCACGAAGGGGGGTGAAGTGAACACGCTGGGAAAGTCCGTAATTGAAAACCTTGACATTCCGATTTCAAGGTTCGAAGTTCGTTACACTTACCGAACACGTCCGAATGTTCCCGATCCGATTACACAATCACGCGCGTTTTGCGTGAAGCTTATCGAATTAAACCGAAGTTATTCACGTCAAGATATTGACAACATTTCCGTTCGGGTTGACCGCGACGTGTGGAAATACCGCGGTGGTTGGTACACAAATCCAGACACACAAGTCACAACACCGTTTTGCCGTCACGAATGGATTCAACAACTTGTAATTGCACAATAATATGAACTATCTTTTATCCGTTGAAAACCTAAAAAAATTAGGTCTTATTCACCAAAACACCGACACAAAAATTCTTGCCGTAGCGATTCGCCGAAGTCAAGACATTAATGTTCAACCAGCGCTTGGAACACCTTTGTACAAAGCTTTGTTGCAACGTGTTCAAACGAATACATGGACACCGACTTATTTGACCTTGATGAATGATTATGTCGTGCCGTGTTTGGTCGCTTATGTTGACTATCGTTGCGCGTTACTATTGAACGAAAAGCTGACAAACAAATCCGTCGGTCGTGTGAACGATGAACACATTTCCGCGAACAACACACCAGACACTTACGTTTTGCGTGACCAACTTTTGAAAGACGCGCAATTCTACAAAGAACGTCTTATCGGATTCTTAATGGACGACAACGGCGACAACTATCCTGAATACATTGACTGTTGCGGATCACCTTCGATGTGTCATGAAAAAGTAACGAAAGACAACACTGGTTATTCACCGCTTAATTGGATCATATGAACAAACGGTTCACACCAAGCAAAAAAGACATTGAAAAACTGAACAAATACCTGAAGAATGGAAAAGACGCTAAACCAGTTAATGAAGGAATTCGAAACAATTGCGACCGAACACCGTCAAATAAACAGCTTCTTTCAAGGCGACTATCTTGACGCGGTGTCACGCGACGCGGTTGATTATCCTTTAATGGTTGTCACCTTACAACCGGGACAAATTAACGACTTCGGTGTTCAGGTGAACGCAATTATTTCGATTGCTGACAAATACAACATTCAGGAATACCGACAAATCAACGAAATTCATTCCGATTGTTTGTCAATTTGTAAAGATATTCATGTCATTTTGAAGCAATGGCGCTTCGAAGATTTCCTTGACGTGACTGGAACAATGGCGACGACACCATTCATCAACCGTTCACAAGACGTGACGGCTGGCTGGACAATGAACATCGCGATGAATGTTTACGACAACGAAGATTGGTGTCAAATTCCTATGGACAATTATTCATTCGGCAATGATTAATCAAGATCACCTTCGATTCCTTGCGGTTGCTTACTATGTCGCAAGCTTCACCACCGCGTTTTCATTGTGGTTCACTCATTCATTTCACATGATTATGTTCGGCTGGACAATTTTTCTTTTCAATTTATATCAAATCTTTACTGAATTACATGACAATCAAATAAACAATGAAAACTAACTTGACTTTGCTTGGCGTTTCTTTTTTATCAATTCTCGCACCAGTCACACCCATGGTGTTGATTGCGATTTGTTTCATTTGGCTTGACCTTGTGGTCGGAATTTGGCGAAGTGTAAAATTGAAAGGTTGGAAATCAATCCGTTCACGCGGAATTGCAAGGACTGTTTCAAAGTCATTAATTTATTCAGGTGGTATTGTTTCGGTGTTCATGCTTGAAAAGTATGTGATTGCGGACTTGATTGGATTGTTCGTATCGGTTGACCTTGTGTTGACCAAGGCGTTCACATTCTTTTGTATATTTATCGAATTGAAATCAATCAATGAAAGCTATTTCGACGTAACAAAGAAGGACGTCTTGAAATCATTCAAAGAATTCATAACAGCAAAAAAACAAGAATGGGACGAATTCAAATAAGTGACTTGAATTTAATTCAGGAACGATTGTCACCGGGACAATTCATCGCTGAAGAACATCCAAAAACACAAGTGTATCTTCACCACACCGCTGGTGGTGGTGACGCGCGAAGCGTTTCGAAATTCTGGAATTCGAATTCTTCAAAGATTGCGACCGCTTTTGTTGTTGGTGAACGTGGCGAAATTGTTCAATGCTTCAGTTCAAAACATTGGGCGTGGCACTTGGGTGTTGGTTCGGAAATCTTCAGGTTAAATAAATTACCTTTTCTTGACCTGAACAAGACGTCAATCGGAATTGAATTGACAAACTGGGGACCGTTGAAACAAGTGAACGGTAAATTTTACAACTACGTCAACCGTGTCGTTCCTTCGTCAATGGTGACTGAACTTGAACGACCATTCAAGAACCACAAGTTCTGGTTCAAATATACGGACGAACAAATCGAATCGACACGAAAGCTTGTGACCTACCTTTGCGAAACATACGACATTCCGCTTGATTACAACGAATCGATTTGGGACATTGATTTGTTTGCGCTGAAAAATGAAAAAGGAATTTACACACACAATTCGGTGCGAAAAGATAAAAGCGACATTTATCCATGTCCACGAATGATTGAAATGTTAAAGAACTTATGAAAATAATTTACGCCATTTTAATCACGTTTGCCGTCGTTTCGTGTTCATCGGAAAGGAAAGCACAATATCACGTTAAAAAAGCGCTTAAACATGGCGCAAAATTAACACAAGACACCGACACAATTCGAATCACAACCATTGATTCATTCCCGATCATTAAACACGATTCAATTGTTTGGGAAAAATTCATAACAACAAAAGACACGGTGATAAATTTTAGAAACGTGTATGTTCCAAGAACAAAATTTCAGGAAAGAATCGCTTATAAGGAACGAATCAAAACACTTCGAATCCAAGGGAAAACAAAATGGAAAACAGCGAAGGCGGTTCAGGTTGTTAAATACCGAACGAACTGGTGGGTTGTCTTGATTGCTTTTGTCGTTGGGTTCAT